TGGAATCCACGAAAATAAAGTTACAAAAAAAGTGGCTAACCGAAATTAACCACTTAATTAACAAAACTAATTAAAAATTAACTAAATGAAAAAATACTCACTCACGAGATGTTATATCAATGAGCTTGTTCTTTATCTGGATTATTCTTTCAAGTATATAAGTATAATCATCAGATGTTAGTTTTTCTTTATGTTCTCTTAAAACATTATTTACAGGTTCTATTAATTTAGATATTTGTGCCATTATCTTACTAACCAAAATAAAAAGTTAATAATCATAATTGACCAAAAAATAAATTGTGGTAATCCCCAACAAAAATATTTTATAATTCTTTTTTGTAATATTTTATCTACTGGCATATTTATATCTTGTTGTGTTGCTTTATATGTTGTTTTCATTATACGGAAAATATTTCAGATATCAAATATAAAACACAAAACATTCCAATTCCAATTATTGTATATGCTATAAATGTTAATGCTTCTAATATTTCTTTTTTATTCATAATTTCTAATTTTAAAAAAAGATGCTGCCCTTTTTCACTTGACTACGTTCTGACTAATTTCGGAACTGTTTCTGCGATACTTGGGTTATCAGCATCTGTGTTATATTTATTTTATTATTATAATGCCAGTTCAAGTTTTGTAAGCATTCTACTATAACTACCACTTAATCTTAATTTCATTTCTGGTGTTTCACTTGAATCTAATATTTGGTCTTTTCTTTTTTCTAATAATTTTATTAAAATACTGATTTCTACTTTTTTTAATTCTACTGTTTTAATTTCGAATAAACTTTCCATAATTTTTAATTTAGTTGTTTTTATTTATAGTGTAAATATACATCTTTTTTTTAATAAATAAAAATATTTTTACTTTTTTTTAATTATTTTTTTATTTAAAGTTTTTTTGTTATATTAGCATATGTTTAATTTAAAAAATAAAGAAATGACAAATACAATAAATAAAAGTAAAGTAGATATTAGAACATCAGATATCTTTTTTAACTATGGTGCTGTTAATTATACAGAAGCATCTAAAAATAAAACATTAACTGATAAACAAAAACTTAGATGGTTATATGTAGATGCAGATAAATTTTTATATATAATAGATACACCTAATATAACTAGACAAGATTTAGTTAATGATTATTTAAATAGAGTGTGATAATTCAGTTTGTTAAAATACAAACAAGAAAAAGGGGAATAGAATTAACTACTCCCCTTTTTTAATTATATAAACTCTAATTAATTATAGAGCTGCTATTACTGTAGCGAATGAACCTCTACATAATGCATTTGGTAAATAAGTTGTCATTGCAAGTCTTTCTTGAACTCTAACTGTTACAAAGTTCTTTTGTACGTTGTCAGTATCTTGCTCAAAAAATTCAACACTTACATTTTCTCTCTGCCAAATTTGAGCAGCTTGTGAGAAATTACCTACGATAAACTCTCCTTCTGCCATAGCAGTTGAGATTCTAAATGGTACACCCATAAATGTAGGTTGTAATCCTTGATAAACTTGGTCTTTTAAATATCTACTATCACCATCTTTAAGTGCAAGAATCTTGTGAAAGTCTGTTGGGTGCATTAAAATCCCATCTGAAGTATAATTAGCTTTTGCAACTTGGTTAAGTGCAGTAATTAATACATCAATGTTTTGTGGGTTTGCAATAACACCATCAGCGAATCCTGAAGCAGAATTAGACCAAACAGTAGCAGAATTTCTTAATCCTAATAAGTTTGGTGCACTTCCATTACCACCTAATAATTGGTCATCTTCAACTGCCATTAACTTGCTTGGTACTCTTGCCGAGATGTACGAAGTTAATTGCTCTGTATCATCAAGCATTTGCTTTGATAATCTTAAGTAAGTACCAATTAATTCTACATTAGCAGTAGAAGCAGTTAGGTTAAAATCAGTTTGTCCAAGTGCAGTACCTTCTGCTTTAGCAGCAGCACCTTGTGTATATGCAGATTCTGTTATATATCTTATTGTGTCAGAGTTTGTAGTTCCAACAGGTACGATAGACCTTACATGAACCTCATTACTTGGGTCATATTTAATTCCTGGTACTCTTGTTGCAGCGATAACTTCACCAGTATAATCTGCACCAGTTGTCATATCAGCTTTTACTTCAAATGAAGCTGCTCTTGATTGTCCTTTTTTAAGACCTTCAATAGCACCACCTTCGATAGCATTTTTTAAAGCACCTTTAAAATTTACTGGCTTACTTTCGATAGCATTTTTTTTAGCTGCCATTTCGATAGTATCCATTCTTTTTTGCATTTCATCATTCTTTGCAAGATATTCGTTAGATAAGTTAGAAATTTCACTTTTAAGTGATTCTTCAATCTCACCTTTCGCATTTTCTTGTGCCGAATTGAATGCTTTTTCAATTTTAGAATCAACTAAATCTCCGATTTGGTCTAATTCTTTTTTTATATCGTCATTCATTTTATTACGAATTTAATTTATTAAACAAATATTTATAAATCTCATTATCGTTATTTTTTACTTCAATCGGCTCTGTGACTTCAATATCAGTCGGCAAAGTGATACTTTTTGAAAAAATTGATTTGAGTTTAATAAGTTCTGCTTCGATAGCATAACCTAAATTATCAGATATATTTCCTTTGCGAATTAATTTCACTAAGTTATCATATCTAGATAATACTTTATCTACATCAACATTTCCTTTTACATCTAATATCATTGCTTCATCATTTGCTGCTAATGTAACTGCAGAGATTTCATATAACTTTACCTCTGTTAATTTTCTATAACATTTATCACCTGTACAAGATTCCTTTTGTAATGGTAATATTCCAACACTATTTTCTGTTATAACACCTGCTTTTATTAATTCTAAAACATCAGAACCTAATTGTGTTTTTGGAATTGATGCTTCAAACATTAAACCTTTTTCATCTTCATATAAATTTATCATTTTACCAAGTGGTTTATCCATTTGATGTTGATAAAGATATTTTACCCTTTCACCATTTTCTTTAATAGTTTTAGTATATGCACCTTTAGAAATTATGTCACCATCAGAATCTACATTTCCGAAAATAGAACCATAACCTTTTACGATTCCTGACTTTTCATCTATATCCTTTAGTTCACCTATCGGACTTGTTTTGTATATTATATTCATAGTACAAAGATAATTATTTTAAACAATTGGAATTGGAGCACTTGCACATCTACAATTAATTACATTAGCTGCAGACCCTGCACTATCTCCAGGGTGATTAAGTTGTTCACCCATAACATTAAATTTTTCATTCATTTTTCTTCTTTGACCATTCGCCATTAAATGTGCATCTCTTACACGACCATCTGTTCCTGAAATCCATTCTTTTTGTAAATTATTAGCACCGAATAAACTTGAAGCACTTTCGTTAGTTGCGTAATTTGCTGCGTTAACACTTTCTGTTCTCACTATTCTTTTTCCATTTGAGATACTCATTCCTTTAAATTTTTTTCTTAAAATTCTTTCAGCAGTAACTTCGTTTAATGCCATAAAAGATTCTTCTTGCATATATCTTCTAATAATTTTATTAAATTCTTTTTTACGATTATCTGCAATGCTAACTATTCTTTCACCTGCTATTGTTTTTCCTATATATGCAAATTTTTCTTCCCAAATACTTTGATATTCTTTTGGATTATTTTTTGTTATATATTTTTCATAGTGTCTATAATACCAATTAGCCATTCTTAATCCAATAGTTTTATATAGATTAATATATAATTGTTGTAAATCGTTTAATTGATAATAAGTATCAAGATTTGGAATTATTTTTCCAACCATAAAAGAATTTATAAGTTTATTAGATTCTTTATTAAAATAATTTGACCAAATTCTATCTTGTTTGTTTTCTGCAATATCTAATTGTTTAGTCCAATCAGTATAGTAATTTTTGTTTAGTTTATGAATCATCTCTTTCAGAAATTCTTTTTGCCCATGCAACCATAGATTTACCTCCCCATAAATTATATGCTACATAACCTCTATCTTTCCAAGGTTCATTTCTATATTCTTCAGATATTTTTGCATTATCTTCGTGTCTTGCTAAAAAACTATTAACTCGTTTAATTGTATCTATTGATAAAGATTCACGATTTGCTAATTGATTTGCTCGTTTCCAACCAACTGCAGTTCCACCTTTAACAACATCACGACCATATTTTTCTCTCCACTCTAACATTCTTTTTGCATTGTTAGTTGCACCTTGTGGATAGTTATTATATGAATCTTGTTTAGATGTATATTCGTGGTCACCTGGTTTTAATTCTCGATTAGTTATTTGTTCATAATCTTCGTGTGTAGCACAAGGCATATAAATTGTTTGACCATTTTCAGTATGACTATGAGTACCTATACAACCTAAATCATTTGCTCGTGATTGTGCTTCTTGAGATGTAGTATATACATCATTTCTAATTTCTTCTTTAGGTAGTGAATTATAATCAATATCAATACTTTTTATTTCTTCTTCAATTACATCATTAGATAAAGGCATAAGATTAGCAGGTATATAATAATCATTCATTTCTTCATTTTCTTCATCTATACCATAATTCATTGCTTGTCTTTTTTCATTTGGTGTAGTCCACCAAGCACTACCCATTTGTTTTACTACACTATTCATTTCTTCTTGTAGTTCAGCAATATTTGAATAATCAAAATCTAAATATAAATTTTCACCAAATGCAGGAACTAACCATCTATTTAATTCATCTTTAATTTTATTTAATTCAGGTATAACTGCGTTTTGGTATAATGATTTTTTAGCTTCTATCATATTATTATATGTAGATGTATCTGTGTTATTTAATAATTGCACAGGTACTTGATAAATATTACATAAATCTTTTATACTTGCATTATATTGTTGTATTAAAGAAACATCTGTTGCATTTAAACCAAAGTTTACCCAACTTAATTTTTTAGGTGTTATAATTATATCACCTGCATTATCGCTACCTTGATATTGTTGTCTAAATTTATCTTTTAATTGTTGTGCTTGTACTTCATTTAAATCTCCTTCATCTGACATTAATACACCTCTTGAAGTTTGATTTTGTAAATATTTTACACCTGTCGTTACTGCTTCATTATTTGTATCTAAACTTCTAAGACCTGCTTTTAATGGTGACATTCCATATAAGTGTGAACCTGTACCATCATAATATGGATTAAAATCTTTTATATGACAAATATCTTCTGCATCAATTTTATATTGACCTGAATAATCTAAACTATATCCTGAAACTGGGTCAAAAATTCCATTACTATTTATTTCAACTGATTGACTTGGTAAAATGTATAGTTCTTGCCATTTATTTTGATTTGGTCCTGATTCAGGTTTTATACCATATACATATCTGTTACCTGTTAATTTACCGAATGCTATAATTTCTTGAATCCAACTACTATAAGATTGTGCAGGATTTGGTCTTTCTAACAATTTATGTAAATCTGTATTATCTAATTCTGCTAATGCGTGTTTTCTCTGTAACAATGATTTATGTAAAATGTTTCCATTCATAAAACCACTAGTCATTGCTTTATATTTTTTTAATTCGTTTTGATTTTTGACTTCATAAACTTGAAAAGGTATATTACTTGCAGTTTTAGCTATTAAATTAACAATAGAATATACTGTTGAATTAAACATATATCCTTTTTTAATATATGTATCATCATTTTCAGGATTCCAAACTATTGATTGTCCTAAATAATTATAGATAATTTTATTAAATTCTGTGTTTGTATTTTGAAAATTCTTTTTAAGTATATTTCCAACTCTTGAGAAAATAGATGCCATTCGCTTACGATTTATATTACAAAAATAATAATTATATTACAAAGAAGTTTTGTTGCTTACCAAAGCTGCTAAAAGTTAAGTATCTCATAGCATCCATACAATGATTCATTCTATCTAAAGGTTTATTTATAATTGTACCATCTTTCATTTCAGTCCAATAATAACTATGATACTCTTTAATTATATTTGTTGATTCTTTACTAATATAAATTTCATATTCTTTTAATAAACTAATTCCTGCATTTACACTTCCTTGACCTTTACGAGCAGGATTAATATATAATCCTT